GGCACAGCGACTTGGTGGCGGAAGTTCCGCTTTCCGAGTGATCTGCGGCGATTTCAGTGGCTTTGACAAGACACTGACTCCGCAGCTCATGCGTGTTGTCGCACGTGCATCCGATGTCTTTTACTGCGATTATGGTTCAGAAGCCCAACGCGTGCGCCATGCGCTCGTGGAGGGCGTCTGCCATTCGGTTCACGTCGATGGTCAAGACTTGTACGTGTGGTCTGGCTCCAACCCTTCGGGGTGGGGTCTCACTACTATCGTCAACTCTACGGCCAACAGTGTGCTTGTCCGCTGTTCCTTGATCACTGCTCTTCTCAAGAAGGGTGTGTCATACAGCGTGGCTCTCGAGACCGTTTTTAACCGGAAGTTGGTTCGAATCATGGTATACGGGGATGACAATGTCATTTCCCTTAAACGCCATCCGATTTTGGACTTGATTACCGGTCCGGATCTTGAAGCAGCCATGGCCGATCACGGTTTCAAATACACCGATGCGGCCAAGACGGGTACCGCCCAAGCTCTCACTCTGCGTGAAGCTTCGTTTTTGAAGCGGGGTTTTAAGCAGAACCACCATACGGTTCGTCAGAAGTGGATGTCTCCTTTGGAGAAAACCACTATTGAGGAGTCGATTCAGTGGACCAAGAAGTCAGATCTTGATCTGACCTATTGGCGTGAGAATGTGAAGGCGATGATGCTCGAGGCTTCCGCTCATGGGCGGGAGTACTACGAAGATTTTTGTCATCGAGTCGCCCAAGCTGCGATCTCGCTTGACGAACCACACGTGATCCCAGTGCTTGGGTTTAGGGGCGCACAGGACAAGCTTTTAAGCTCGCCTATGCACTTCTAGATGGTAGAGCACCGACCTGTCGAATGTCGTTAAAAGTCGAGCGCATCAGCTAGTTTTGGCTCTAGTGATGGTGCGTTGGTTTGCTATTTAGCGTGTGTGTACCTCAGGCAGCCCCGAAAACACACATCTTTTGCCAAATCGCGCGGATACGTTGAGTGGCGTACCGCGTTAAAGAATGCACTTGCTTCAACAAACACAACCACGGCATCTACTGAGTTCCCCGCCACTCAGCAGACCCTAGATTCGGAGGCGGGGCAGACGACCCAACTTGTTGGTGAGGTCATCACGGTTAAGCGGAGCTATCCGCTAGCCAATGAGGCCGAAACTTTGAAGTATGCTAGCCCCAACCACGTTCAGTCTGTCATTCAGTTCCTCGCGCGTCCTATTAGGATTGCGAGTGGTAATTGGACGACGGGCGCAGTGCTTGGTTCTACGCTCTTCATGACTGACAGGATTTGGAAGAACATTGCGGCCAACACGATGTACACAGAAAAGCTGAAAGGCTTTATGGGTCTTCGTGGAACCGTAGTGTTACGGCTTCAGCTCAACGGCACGCCTTTTCAGGCTGGTCGTTTGCGGCTGTCGTATTACCCTTGTGCGTCCCACGCGCCAACAAAGGTGGCCGAGCATCTTCGGAGCATGGTTTCTG